ATGGTGGAATGGTGCTTGGGGAACCTGGAAGACGGTTTCTTTGACATAAAATTTATCTGTTTGCACTTCTGGAAGAACTAATGCCGATTGCCAATTTAGGAAGTAAAGGGCTCTTGAGAAAAGGCGTTCTTTCTCCTATATTGGTTTGCAATAAAGACTCCGTTCAAGAAGTATGTGTCGTTCGCCTAGCGAGTTCATCTAACGCCTATATCGGTATGATATTGTATGTATATTGGGGTGGTTCTACAGGTCTGTTCTTTATTAATAGTAAGACTGGTAACTCCTATATCATAAGGAAAGTCAACGGTAGTATAATTTCTGAAATAGAGTTCAAACGAAAAAATGATCATCTCTTCGTTCGGAGTAAGACAAACACAGCTTCATTTCGTGTAAGTGCTTTGTTTTTGGATACTACTGGGGTTGACCTGTCTTTATCCATGAATATAGTTGATGAGAATCTGGATGATGCTGAAGATATAGAAATACTATAATTCTTTGGTAACATAAGGAGCGGACGGGTGTGGACCGGCACCCATCCGTTTTATCTCATTAAAATATGACTGATTTTTAAGATTTTGTTGTTTGTATTTGTTTCCAATCAGTCCAAGTTCCATTATTACATATTCGAATAAAAAATCCGCTCTGAAAATCTACAAAAGTTTGTTTGGTGGTGACATCATTAATAGCAATCGTTTCCAAGAATCCATAATTACTTGATGTATTTGGTTTATTATCCAATGATTGGGTTTTATCGACAAACATATATCCAGTATTATTAGCTTCATTAAAATCAGTAATTTCACCAAATCTCCTTTTGTACCATGTATCATTTATCCCTAATAGTCCTTCCAGTACTGAGGCATTGGCTTTCAACGCCTCACTTAATTCCATCTTTTCCATAATATTTTTTATTTACCAGTTTCAGTTTCCAAATTGTTTTTCTTATAATCCTGCCATGAGTCGGCGAGCTGCCCCACCGAAGCGGAAGTGTAGAGGTCAAGTATATGAATCTCGTCATCGGCAAGCTCCACAAGCTCGTTCCGATAGATCTTCTCCGCAAGCACGTGCGCCGGAAGACCGGGCATGTTCCTGTAAATGCCGTCAGCAATATCCTTACGGATATCCGCTATCACCATATCCTGTCTGTCTATCCCCGTGAACAGGGGAAATTTTGTAAAATCAACTTTCATACTTCTTAATTAAATACTGTTATCCGCAATAAAACATAACCCAATAATTGCCCATACATTTAACGAATCCGGACGCATAATCCAGATCAATGGAGGACATCTCTTTTCCTCCGGGGGCAGGCAGGATGCGCCCGCCTGTCAGTCTTACCCCGCCGCTCATACGTTTGAAGTATATGGTATGTCCCGGAACATCCGGAGGAAGTGTCACTTCTATATTATCCCTATTAATAAACATCACATTGTCATCATTGTTATTCAGGGAAGTGCTGACGGATATGTTCCTCCAGTTCCCCACTATGCCATGAAGAGACACATAACTGTCATTGTTCGGATGAAGGAAAATGTTACCCCCCTCCACGAACAGAGGAATGCTCAGGGTCTTGATGTGCATCCCGATCATGGCATTCGGACTCTGTATGTCAATTCCGGCATCATACGATATCCCTTCGATTGTGACAAATTTCGTGTTCCCTCCGATTTTTACACGTGCAAATGTCCTTTCGTTATAAAACTCTATCTGTCCGGCAGACAGGTTGAAACCGACATGGGAATCCGTCCCCTCATAAAGAGTTTTTGAGGACAACATGCCGGAATCTATGGAAAACGGACCGATACGTCCGCTATCCGCCGTGATTTTTCCGCTGATGTCCACATTGACCGCCCTGATACCGTCCGCATCAATCATGGACGCCTTGATCTTCTCGGTCAACAACAGCTTGGTGGCGATAAAAGTCCAGCTCTGTGCTACCTCCCAGTATTTTATTTTTCCCGAAGCCACATTCTGTTTGGGGGTTTCCGTCGAAACCGACGTATGCGAACGGATGCACAGGTACAGCAGGTTGTCATAAAGTACAATGTCGTAAAACTGCTGTCCTTGCTTGCCCTCCAGGTAAGACACAGACGCCCCCCATACACGCATACGCATGCGCGCTCCCTTATCTCCCTTGTCACCTTTTGGAGCAAAACTGACCTGTCCGGTTCTAGTCACCAACGGCATATCACCTCCTTATTCCTTGGTTGTGATGGTCCATGCCACGTTGCCTCCTGCCTGCTGGCACATGTCCCAAGTACACGTGCCGGAAGTGGCTGCTGTACCGGAAGTAGACGGGTTAAGGACTACTCCTGCACTGTCCATGAACACGAAATAGAAAGTCATGTCCTTGTACTTGGTGGTACTCCCACGCTTGACCAGAATGGGCTTATAGACCACCGTGTCACCACTTTCCCGGATGGTCTCGTCCTCGGGCGTGGGATTCAGGATCAAATCAAACGGATCGGACGCATCCATTACGGACTGCGTGTCCTGACCGATGAGCTTGCCGCCCTGGTACACCTCCACTCTGAACACACCTGTCGTGTCAACCATATCGTTGGTGACGGTCAATGTCTGTGTGGTCTTTCCGCTCAGCACGCTCCACGCACCGTTGACCTGGTTGTACCACTTGTACGCCAGTCCGGTAGTGATCTCGTCACTGCCCATGCGCGCTACGGCTTTCAGAATGCAGCTCTGCCCTTTGTCCCGAAGGGTAAAATACTTGTTGTCACCGGCAATGATCGTCACATGCTTTTGGTTTCCGACCCCCTTGGTGATGGGGATGCTATAGACGAACTGGACGGTGTCGCTGGTATTCCCAACGGTCACGGTGGCTTCACCCTTGATGGTACAAGAGGCCGCTCCGCTCGCCTTGACCAGATTCTTGACGATCTGCAATCCGTAGTAATCCGTCGTACCGGGCTGGTAAGGGATAAACTTGAAATGTCCCGTCTCACCGCCAAACATGTTGGTGGAGACATTGCCCGAGAACTTGATCTCGACATCATTGAAATACCATTTCATGGAGGAAGGAACCACCAGCCCTTCCGCCACCCGCGAAGAGGTGAGAATGAAGGACAAGACGGGCTTGAGCGAAGCGAAATCCGGTGCGATGTTCGTCGGCGCGGACGCTTCGCCCATATACTCCTGATACAGATCTCCCTGGTTACACTGGATGGCAGGCATGTACACGCCGCCCTTTTGCGAAAATATGACCTGTCCGGTCGCGCTGGCCAAACTCATGACGCTCCTCCTTCCCCGGTCGTTTCCGTACTATCCGTGCCTTCGGAGCTTTCGGTGTTGTCCTCCCCCCAAGAGGCAGGTGTGAATACTTCGACGGGATGGTCCGTACCGTCTATCTCTTCTTTCGCCGCCTGCGGGGTCAGGCAGACGCCGCCCGCTTCCTTGGCCCTGTCAAATACCGTGTCGCCGGGGAAACGTGCCACGTCCGCCTGCCACAATAATACATTGCCATCCGCTGTCCTGTTGCGGATATCGGTCAGATGCAACCGGTCGGCAACCTCCTTCGTTACTTTAATGTAAAATGCCATAATTCTATTGTTTTTAATGTTATCCAAATTTTCTTACTACTACCGCCTTGCCCCCCTGTGTGAGCACCTTGCCGCCTTGTGTCAGCGCCACGTAAGGGCCTCTGTCCTCCACCTCCAGCTTTAACATCATGCCGTTGCTGAAAGGTATCCTGGGAGAGTATCCGTCGGCAACCTTGGCATATCCGGCATCTCCGCTCTTCTTGACGTACCAGTGGCAGTTAAACATGGCGGATGGATTCGGGATAACCCCCATGGTATCCCGAATGACGGGTCTGGGAAAGATGGCGTAAGTCCCATCCGGAACACCCGTAGGTACACCCTCCCAGTCGGCTTCAATCTTCGGAATCCTGCGGCGTATCACCGTAGAGACTGCCGGGGCCGATGTGCCCGGGGTTGATGCCGGAGTCCCGGAAGCCGCATAGGTGGCCTTGCAGACAATCGTGATGTCATCACCTATATAATTGCGGTCAATCTTATATACATTCTTGTTCAGTGATACAAACTCCCAGTCGTTGTCACCCGCTCCTGTGGTTATCGCCTCCAGCGCTCCCGTAGACAACAGACGGTACCAGAAGAACTTGCATTTGCCCGTAGCCGTCACGTCCGTGTCGCCTACCATCAGTTTAGCCGTGATGGTCTGTGCGGTGATGTCACGCACCGGGTTCCAGTCCAGCGTGGACGGGCTGTCTATCGTCAATACGGGTATCGCATCCGTACCGTCAACCGCGCGGACAAGACGGCTCATCTGAAAAGTAAACAGCTGTCCGGTACGTGTGTCGGCATATTCCGCGTAAAACTCCAGCGTGACGGGTTTTAGGACGGTGACATTTTTTTTCATTGTGATCTGTCCCTTGCTGTCACCGGACTCCGTAATGCTGTAGCCTGTGTTTGTCGATGTGATAAGTGTGCGTGTGGTTCCGATGCGCTCGTACCACTTCATGTTGGTCAGCCTGGAGTTGACCGCCCCGATTTTAGTCACCGCTTCCGGATCGGTGGCGTTGCACCGCGGAAACAGGACCAGCGGTGTCAGCGTATAGTCCGGAGTGTATTCAGCTTTGTCAGCCTGGTAGACCTGCATGTCCGGCACGCTGCCCACCACCTCGATGTTACAACTGGTTTGTAACAGCCGGTAGTTGATTTCTATTTTTCGTTGCTTTGTTGCCATTGTATAAAACCATTTTAAAATGTTACAAAATTCTCCGCCACTTCAAACTGCTGCCCGTCACGCAATAACGCCTGTGCTTTAAACGTACACACCCGCATGTTGGTATAATTCGGTCCGAGATCATCTATCGTCAGAGGAAGATTTTTCCCGGCGCCGGCACGCTTCACCGCCCATGCGTTATCTTCTGATACATTCCCGGTATCACGCGTCCAGCTCACATCAGCGTCAAGTATATGATCTGTCACATCACGGTTGTACAGCTTGCCGGTAATATATAACGTTGTGGAAAAAGTCTCGATATCAAAATACCACCCCTTTGTGCTGCCGATCCCTATCGTAAATTCCGGGTTCCCTTCCAGCATCGCCCATCCGGCCGCCGCATATTGCGGTTCGTCGGCTGTTCCCGTCATCAGGCACTTCCATTTGCAGCCGTAGTGCCAAACCGTGTCCGCCCGCTCCTGCGTATTGGTGTAAGGATTGTCAGAGGACGCGACTTCGGCCGACCAAAAGCCACGGTCCACCAGTTCCTGTACGGGCAGTCCCTGCCAGTCCACCCGGTAAAGTTCACCGAAGATGCCGGCACGGGCGAATATGTACGAGTGCTTATAGTTGACGGGGAGATTGTCAAACAAATCCAAATTGGGCAAACGCCCCAATATCATGTAATAGTTGTTCTGTTCCAAGACAGGCTTCGTTACTCCTTCCAGCCAGACAAGACATTTATCCGTGGTGGCGGACAAATACCAGTAGCTTTGCCTGTCCTCATTGAAGGCGTTTCCTCTTCTGGTAATGATCGTCAACTCTGTGGGAGGATAGTTTTTACCGCCCGGCACCTCACTGTCCGGGTATGACAACACCGAGATGGAGTTGGCCGGGACATTCTTGGACAGCACGCGCATCCACGAGGCGTAATACTCCCCCGTAGAAAAGAGGTTGTTTATGGAATGCGGTGAAGTCATTCTCCCAGCGCTTGCGCAATTTCAGGGTATAAGTTCCGTCACTCTCTAAAGCCACGGACTCAATGACTCCGTTCTCGGAATATGAGGTATCGCCTTCCTGTGCGTTCAGACGGTTATAGATGATTTCCTTGAACACTGCGGAATCGCGTACCTCAAGACGAGACAACTGCATACGACCATTCCTGTCAGCTACAATACCTTTTCCTGCAACCATAGAATCTACCGCCTCACCTACCTCCATACCGCCTAGAAGTTTCAACATAAAACCGGTAAAATCATCCTGATCCTTGCAAATAAATATTTTTCTCAGCTTATCAACATCAGCACCAGCATCAATCATGGCCAACAACAAAGATCCGACACGCAATGCCGTATTCGCTCCGGCATTACGCTCATCCCTTATCTGCTCCGCCAATTTTTTTAATGTGTCTTTAATATCCGCCATTTACTTTTTTATTCCAAAGTAACAACAAAGCCAAAAGCCGTAAAAAGACATCATTTCTTTTTATGATGCCCCCACAAATGCGAACGCATGGAGGTACTGCGCTTGTGATTCGCCTCTTCAATCTTCTCCGCAAGCAGACCACAGAACTCCTCACCATACATATATGCCATCTGCTCTTTCAAGACCATGATCGATGCAAAATAGGCACGTGAGAACCATTCACGGGGTTTGCGAGGTTCACCTGAGGTAATCTTGCCGGATTTTTGTCTATGCATATAATTCTTGCCTCTCAAATCCGGATTCAAAAACTTCAAATCGCCCTTGTTATGCCCTCTATGACCGTCATTATACAACTGGCCGTCGATCTCATATCCCCGCCCCGTACCACAATCCTGATAAATGCCATATTCCATAAACTTATGCTGGATCACAGTCAGTTCACTGCTGCCCATTGTCACATTCTCCGTTATATCATTGTGCAGTAACACCGTATCAACCACGTGCAGTCTCATGATCTTCTCCCTCCAAATAGTGACCATCATCTCGGCCCACGCCTTCTTATACTTTGCCCGATCTTCAGCCGTGGACTTCGGTCTATTCTCATTCCTCCCACTCATCACTGTCATAAATTAGAGATACCGGTTCGGAAACATCAATCATAAAATACAGACCTGTACATCCGGAAATAAAGTATTCACCCAGTTCGCGTGAATACACATTATCCGTATTCAGGTACACCAGTTCGTTATCCAGATTCTCACGGTCAACCAGCATCCTGCTGTGCACCTGGCGGAACAGCTGCCGGCACACCTCCAGTGCCGCTTGGCGTTCCGCCATATCACTGATACGGTATCGCATCATGAGAAACACGGTAAAAGTACGTTTTTTAAAATATCCTCCGGAACGCTTCTCGGTCACTCCGTCATTCGTATCATCTACTGCGAAAAACGCGGATTCGCGCCGAAGATTCTGAAGAACCTCTTCAAGCGAGTTGATACCGGAACAGACACACGGATAAAAAGCGTGAGCCTTGGCCAATTTGTTTTTTTTGCACATTCCTTTAAAATAGGACAGCGCATCGAATAAATTATTTGCATCCATATCTCTGTTGTAACTCCTGTGCCTCGCGAGCCTTCTCATTCAGTTCGGTCAACGCCCGCCAGCAATCCATCTGCAATACTTCTCTCTCCTTTGTGATATCCCCGCCTGTCAATGCCCGAATCTCCGCATTGACGAGTTCAAGCATATTAAAGGCTTCACCCTCCAGTTGTTCCGGAGGACGGAACAGATAGGGAAAGCATTTTGTAAAATGATTCTTAACCGATGCAATCCACAAAAACACGGACAGCAGTTCTTCTTCCGAAGGATTGAACCGGCGGGGATGCCGCCCTTTGCGATCCACATACAACAAAATTGCCATGGAACGCAGAAGAGCGTTATCGCGCGTGCGTAAAAAACCCTGATAATAATTCTCAATACTGACATACTCCTTAAACGGAACATCATGCAACCGGGCATCCACCGACCGGAACCTGCCGATCCGCCACAAACAGAAAGGCATATCACCCGGACGCTCGATAAAATCCAGCATGTGCAGGAAAGACTGTACTTGCCACGAATGAACAAAGAACCGAACCTTTTTCCATCCGTTGCGAACAGAACAAACCCACCCGTCCTCCTGTCTGCGCAATACAGTGATTCCCAGCAGCCGGACAAAGATGTATGTCTTTGCCGTGACCGGATCAAAACGGGTCATGATATAACACACATAACGCAATTGCCATTGCTCCAGCTTGTGCCATGCATCCGGCAGATGGAAGTTGATCAACCTATCCCCAAAAGTAGCAGGTGTCTTCTTTTTCATTTTTATAGTATTCAAAATGTTTTACCTTATACGCATCGCTATCCTTATACGCCGGAAAATCGTCCGGACACCCCTCCAGCAAGTTAACCACATTCGCCAGTTCCACACGGAATGCCGGCAACTGCTTGTTGATCCAAAAACCTATCGCCCTACGGAGCGAACAAACCAACGGTATCTCAGCTTCAGCCAGAGACTTATGCCGGATTTGTTCAAGCAAATGATCAAATAAAACTGCGGATATCTCGCGCCGGATATATTCTTCAGCCTCGCTGATTTGCGGACGAAGTTCGAGCAGATCAGCACGGATGGCTGTCGGTCGGCCTGCAAAATCACGCACATGGGCACCGGTATAGTAAAGGGAACTGATCACCAACCGGGCACAAACAGATGAAGACCAAGCGTCATCACCAGTCATACCCTCAATAATACAGTCCAGCGTATAATCCGCTTCACGCTGTATCTGCACGCGCAACGATTCAACCCGATCACGTGATGCCGGAGATATATTCTGGTTATTGACAATACCGAACCCCGTATCCGTCAGTATCAGATCCAGCCCCGGGATCGCCTGATAAAACGCATCAAGACAGATATAACGGCACACATCTTCTTTAACGGGCAGCGTATCCACATCCGTATCACTCCCCAGCACCGTGCCGAAGAGTTTATGTTCAGCCTGTTCAAACCGATCTTGTATCGCATCAAACACATACACGTTTGCCGAAGCAGCTGCAAAAACGACCTTCTCAAAAGTCTGTTTATCAATTATCATCTTCATCGTTATTATGGTTTATCCGGTTAGCAGTCGTTGATTTGGCATCGGTATTCTGATCCAGTGTCGTGAGCAGGATCATCGGCACATCCGGATAGACCTTCTCACCCCATCCGTTATAATGAATCACCACATTATGCGGCATATACATCAGATCATGAAAGGCAATCTCAAGCGACTGCTTGAGAGTAAACAGCTCGCGCTTGTCAGATCCGGAGTTATTGGACTGTGACTTGCCCGGAGTGGCTCCCACCAGATTGGGATGAATATTATCACCATAACAGGTAATATTGGACGCCTCTTGAATGTCTTCAGACCAGTCGCCACCCTCTTTAGTCGTATCAATCACATTGATACGCACCATACGGTTCTCCTTGCCGTTAGGATCGATGTAATAACCGGTAATCCAGACCTTGCCGGAATTCTCGATGCCGGACACAAAATTTTTAATATTCTCTTTTTCTTTCTTAATGCGCTCCAGCTGCTTTACAGGCTCGGTTATGTGCTCTTCAGCCAACAGATTGGACCAAAAATCCTTGTGGACTTCAACCTGGTACTTAACCGTCGCATGATTCTTCAGCTTGGCTTTTTTCCCCTTACCAATCAACCGCTTGATGTCAAACCAGTCGCCTCGAAAAATAGAAGTATAGTTGGGTAACGGATAGTATCGGCAGCCGGGTGTCGGAAAACGGACCAAAATGGCAAACTTGCGGTCTTTAGTGGGTATAGACTTTTTTCCGTCCTTGCCGGGTTCACGCCCCATCCGAACCTCCAGATCACCCAACGGGTCTTTTTCGTCAAGCAGCGGCAGTACCTCGATCTCATCCTCACGCAAGGCCGACTTCCGGAAGTTGCCATAGAAAACATGATTGATACGCCCCTTATCATCCGCCTTTTCAAACCGGCAATAACAGGCCTCCTTGTGCCGGAGCCTGACAATCCGGGAACCGTCAACAGACAGTATGATCACCGACACACAGAAAAAATAATACTTCATATCTGTCGCCTGTTCAAGCATGAAGGAAGGTATACTGTTATGCAGCATCCATTTTTTAATTTCCTTATCAACAGTCGGTCTGCCCGTATCATAGTCATTATACTTCTGCCCAGCACCGTAACAAGTAAGCACATTGAACAACTTGTTCTGAGACATCACCTCGTCAACCCCTATCAACCTGATCAGCTCATACGGTAGCCTGTTGTCAGCGCCCCAGTTCACGTATTTATAACCTTTCGCCCCCGGCAACGTCGTCGAGGACACATCTTCGCCATCCTCGTCAAAAACCGCCGAACTGTCCTCGACCGTCTCCATGGACGCCTGCACGCCGGATTTACCCACCTCAAACACACCTGAAGGGATATAGTCCAGCCGCACCCTGTTGTTTGTCTTATTTTTCATAAATAAACCTCCATACCATTAATTGAAAACAATGTGATATCACGCAACCTGCGCGGCAGTCCGGATTTGGGACACTTGACCAGATGCGTACCTCCCCGCCAATGGGAACCGATACAGATCACCCCCTTGTACTCAATGATGTCACCTGTGGACAATTTCCAGACACGCAAATCAACCGGCTGTCCGGATTCCAGCAGCCGGATGGCATCAAGCCTATGTATTACCTTTATGCCCATATCACTCAAACGTATAATCAAATGTATTATCAAACACACGTCCGGCACGCGGCAACTGCAAGATATTGTGATTACGCTGCGCATACCGATAAGAGAAAGTAAAGAACGGCAAATGATCCGGATCGTTGCTGCGCTTCGATTCCGACTCGGTGATGGTAACCTCCTTGCCCACTGTCGTACCGTCCAGCAGATAAATCTCTTTAGACCGGAACAAATCATCAAGCCACAACGCCATCTCATGTGTCAACACACCCGTATTGGCCTTGAACACCTTGGTCTCATCAATCCGATAATTACGGAACATGCCATTAGTGTAAGCGGTGGACCGGACGTATTCCGGCTCCAACGCATGAGTTCCAGTACAGTAAACCGTCTCCTGGCACCCGAAAGAATTGGTGAACAACAGAACCGGAGCGACATCGGGCGCATCAGGATCGAGTGAGAAAGTCTGCGTCCGTACTCCGGCATGAATAATATAGCGCACCAGCTCGAAGCCCGGTTTGACCAACAATTCGGGAGAAACTTCTACCGTAACGATCTTGTCCGTATCTGTCACCTGCCGCAAACTCACCTCACGGGTAGACAAACCGTCTTCGTCCCGGTAATAGACACAGGTAGCAGTCACAGGACATGCCTCAGTCGTGACCAGATGCACGAACTCCTTGCGCCCTATCGCCGTAATCTTCTCTCCCATCAGCGTGGACAAAAAATAGCCCGCCATAAAATCCGCAGCCGGCATGGAGGACTCCGCAGCACAGAACTGCACCGTAAAGTTCTTATTCTGTTCGGATGATCCGTCCGTTATCCGATAACTGCACCGTTCTATCAGGTTTGTTGCCAAATACGGTTCAATCAAGCCCTGCAAATCATTGATGGTTATCCGGCCGGAAGCATCCGGAATGTAAGTTTCGGACAGAATCTCTTTTTCTCCGACTGTCAATGAGAGAACAGCCGTATTCTGATCCGTAGCGAACACCAGCTCGTTCAGTCCGGAACTAAAGGCATAGGCCGGGATATCCTTTACTAAAACTATCATATAACCTTTTTTATTTCAAAAATAAGGCAAATACCACAACCTATAAAAGACAAGGACACCCTGTCTTGCAACAGAATGCCCTCTATGTAAAATGTATAAAAAATGTTTCTTATCGACGCATCATCATCCATTTGGGACGATTGTCACTGTCTACATGGATGTGATAGCCCGTATCACGCATCGTAGATGCAATATCATTCAAGGACAACTCCACCATATCAGACAAATCATCTTGAATATCTTGTGTGCTTTTCAACAACACATCATCACCATCGGGTTGATCAGCCGGAAGAAACGCCATCAGATATTCAATCAATACATATTCCTCTACACGAGATTGATTGGGAGTAGAATTATTTTTCATGCTTCACCTCCTTTGTAACATAGTCATGCAAAAACGCATCTAATCGGATTAATTGTTCATGATTTATTTCGGATATATCTCCATAATTTTGAGCAAATAAATGGAATTTGATTTCTTTATTACCGTCACTACCTATCTCGACAGTCTTCATTATTGAAAATTCGTCATTCATCGCAAACCTCCTTCCAACATTTTCGGGTCTGAAGCTTCACAGAAGCGAAACTCTCCACGTACAGGATAAATGTGAACTATGAAGACAGTATTATACGGATTCTTATCGGGATAGACCTCAATACGTATATCATTGTTTCTGGAAACATCCACACGAAGCGGTTTGGTTCTTGGAAATTCTTCGTCCAACATGGACGCTTTGGCACGGACAGCCTCAATAAAGGCATCACGTGACAGTTCATCAGGAATCAAGACATGAGTGAAAGTGGAAATCCATTTGTTCATAGCCCTGCCTTTATTGTTGACAGACAGGTAAGTTTTGGGTTCATCAATAAAGAATTTCATCTCAGACCTCCTTTCCAAGCAAGATGTAATGACACAACAAACCAAGCCAGGCAAAGCAATGCAGGAACAGCCGACACAAAACCGGCACATACCAATGCAGAAAAAGCCAAGGAAGCATGAGCCATAAGGCACACCTGACGGTTGGTAACTACGGATTCAAGAACACATGAGAACAGTTGATTCTCCTTTTCGCACCACGCACTGAACGTGGATTTTTTCGCCTCTAATACAGGCAAAGTAACTGTTTGATTTTGTTTCATACGGTTTGATGTTTGACATTTTAGGCAGAAAAAGAACGGCTGCCATCTCCCGTGTCGTCAAACATCAAACCGTGTCACTCCGTAGAGCAATTAAGTTTTGGGAAAGGCAGCCGTAACTTTATCACAAAAGTTGTGACTTCTACAATATCTTAATTATTGGGCATAAAAAAAGCCCATCAAAATACGAGCATTAACCGCGCTCTACGTACTTGACGAACAAGTTTGATGTTTGACTCCGCAAATATGAGGATTATATTTGAGAGTGCCAAACTTTATTTAAAATAAATCCTGCTGTTGTGGGATTTTAGTCGATTCTTTATAAAAAAGGATAATGTCTATTTTAACATTATCCTTTTTCATTTTATATATTAAATAAATATATTTGCAGCATGAAAAAAGCCCTACATTATATAATATCATATTTTGGAGCTGCTTGTTTTTGCTGCGGTTTATTAGGATGCATATTCAAATGGATATTCAAACTTTTATCCTATACTCCTTCAGCTACCTATATAAAATGTTGCATAATCTTATCCATATTAGTGGGATTAATATTTACAGTTTGTTGCTATCATCCCAAAAAAATCAAATAGATTTTTCATCCGTACTATCTGAATCCGATTTTGTAAATGAAGTTCCCAATTGCTTTATCATATCTACAATAGCTGTTGGAGCTTCTATTTCCATATTATCTAATTTCTTACTCAATTTTTTTATAGTCTTACGTTTTGTTCTATCATTTAAAAATTCATTAACCGTCTTCACCATTTTAGAAAATGTATCTCCGATTGTGGGTGATTTCGCTTCAACATGAAAGTTACCTACATTAATAGAAAATGTGCCTCCCTTAATAAACAGTACTATAAGTCCTATAATCGTGATTCCTTCTGGAGATTGAGCAAATACTAATATGTCACCAGGTGATTGTACAGACATCTTCATTTTTATGTCTTGTGATGTAAGTCCCAAACCATTTTTTGAAGAATAATCATTAAATAACTCCATTAAATCACCGACTAAAGTAAAATCATCAGCAGACAATGTATCTTCTTGTCTCACTCTTAGGACAAGATAGGTCATATCTCCTTTAGTATAGAAATCGTTTAAGAAGTTATCTACATATGAAGCATAGGACTTAATTTCTGAAATTATATGTCTTGAATTGAACATCAACTGTAATTCCGCTGGCAAGGAATGACGCATTGATGTTCTTAACCACTTTACATTTCTTCTTTTTGCAAAAGGGCAGCCCAATGCCGCATGAAGATTCATCTTTTCCTGATATAGTTCACTCTCTATAACTCCAAAAGTAACTTTATAGGAAGAAGAAGCTGGTACGATAACAATATCACCCACTTTCATTTCACGCGCAAAACGAAGCATCTGTGAAGCAGGATAACTTGTATTGCGAATATTTTCCCTCCTGCCTTTCAACATTTCTTGCAATATTTTTCTAGCAGTTTTTTCTTTTTCAGGGAGATGATTTAAATCATCAACAGTTATTTCATTATATCCGATTGCTATGAAATGTTTATCTACATATTCATCATAATAATCGCCTCCCATTGTTCGAACCAACCAATAGTTTGTTCCATCTTTTATAGGTTCTATGTACTTAATCAATTTTTCAACATCAAAATTCTCCATTCCAGACAAATATGGCGAATCCCTTATCAAAACGCGCCCAAAGGTATTAGTGTAACCTTAACCCGATTTTACGGATTACGTCTTGAAAAGGGATTCATGTCCTGTTTTACCAGTATTTATGTCACTAAATTTGAGGGCACTGCAAATATAATGATAATATCTGACAGCGCAAAGAATTCAAGATTACGAAAATAGAGACAAATACCTATCCATAATGTGCTTTATCATCAGCTTTATAGCATCCATAATAGCAAGAATGATATAATAGAACCGGCAACATTTTTTCAAGCAATCGCATTTTTAATGCGTTCCCTTATCGCAATTCTATTGCGTTAAACAAAAAATTCCGCTTTCCCCCTGCGGTGGCTTGCAGACACGGCCTCCAAACAAAGAGCAGGAGGTTGTGTCTGCAAGCCACCGCAGGGGGCGACACGCAAAGGCACTCCATCCCCCGAATCGAGGTATAGAGCACCTTTTCAGACTTTCTAACGCATTATCTAGCGCCAAAACGGACAAACTGAATCTGCGGTGTCATATCCTTAACAGGCTGAATATTTCCCTGCAACTTCATCGGTTGCAAATCTGCTGAGGATTCATGCGGTGTCGGTGTATTGTCCGTCACTTCATAGATTGTTGGTAATTTAGTAAAGCTGTCCACAATAACTAACCATCTATGCCAACAAGTATCAGAAGACAGTGAATCCATATGAAGAACCTCACCACTCAAGGAATACAAACACATATTCACTAAAGTCATCAAACAACAAGTATAAGAGATATCCGCTGCAACAAAATAACGATTACGGTCTTTTCTCGCACAAGCCAAAATAAGCCCACCACTACCACAACAAGGGTCGTATATGCGTTTATCATTATCCGTCTTATCAGCTTTATCAACAGTAGGAATATATACCAATTGTGCCAGCAAATTCGCAACAGGCCGAGGAGTAAAAAATTGCCCGCTACCTGCATTTAAAAGATTTTGTTCAAACCAGCCATAAAAGGGGTCCTGTAATTCTTTACGTGTCATTTCATCCACCAACGAAGCAAAAGCCAAAGAAAAATATTGTAATTCATCCCGACTATATTTCTTAATCGTCTTAAAATAAAGTTCTTCTGCTCTCCCCATCTGCAAACAACAGACTATAATCTGTAAAAAGTCCTCAAACACCTGTCCTTTATCGTATTTGTGCGCCAACATATTCAAATACGTTCCATAAGGCTTCAAATCATTGTTTTTCATAGACCTGCAAATTAGAGAACACAAAACAAATCGGGAAAAAGTTCAAAGGGTCATTCTCTTCCGTATCCGCTTCATCAACTTTCGGTGTCCGTTGCTTGGGCTGTCCCCATAGACAAAGGGCGTGCTCACCTTTACGAATTTTCTTACCCTCGCTATTCCATTGCTTCAATGTTTTCAACTCACAATGACCCGACTGGGCATAAACAGTCTTTAACCCCTCGTTTATACATTCTATCTGCCCCATCTTCACCAATACTTTAATCGGTTCAGAGAGTTGTTTCAAAATACTACGTTTTTCCTGTATTGTTTTGGCATTTTCAAAATAATTTCCCATTTTTGCATAAGATTTTAATGAGTGAAACTTTTGTTTTACATCACCCTCCTGCATTGGTGCAACAATGCAGGAGGATTTTTTTTATAAAAGGTGTTCCAATTCTGTCCGCAAATTATTCTCAACCTCTTTTAATTTACTATTAAGGTCTTTCCCCCAATCTGCCAGAAGATTTTTAATTGCTGTCGGATTATGAGTAACAATGCTCATGCCCCTAGCATCAACCAATGTCAGTTGCGCTGTTTCCTCTTCATGCTTCAAGACAAAAGCCTGTAACTGCTTGCGTTTGCTACGAATCTCAGAATATTTGTTCTGCAACATATACACCCTTTCGGCTTTATCAGTCAGTTCATCAATACTCATTTTTTTACTCTTAGGAGCAGCTTGCTGTGATTCTGTTTTTTCCGTCTTGACTTTAGCCTCCGTTTTAGTTTTTTTCTCCTTAGGTTGTTCGGGGAGCGTAGGCAAAAGAATAAGTGAAGCATTCTCAATTGCCGTTTCTTGTTTGTTAGCCACTTCTTTTGTGTTTCCCATCACTACTGCTTTTGCAGTTTCCACACTCTGTGCATTTTGATTTGCATTCATAATTAAAATTTTAATGAGTTAAACATTTGTTATTATTAGGAGTTAAACAGCATAAAGAGTGCAACCTTTATGCCTTATCCTTACAATACAAAGATACTCATTTTATAGTTAATACGCAACAGCAAAATACCATACAACAAACTATAAATCAATACATTATACATAAACACAGTTTATAAAAGCACAATAAAAAGCCATAAAGCCCAATCATTTTTTTTATGAGTTGAAAATCAAAAAACATACAAACGTCTAACCCACATCTTTAAAATAATCCATTTTTCGCCTAAAGATTAAAAATAGTTAATAATCAACGAATTACCTATCTTTTTCAAGCATTTACGACCATATTTTTTTCAGTTTTCCAGCGCTCAAAAAAATGATTGCCTATTTACCAAGCATTTACAGCCTTTTTCACCCGCACTTTGTGCGGAACTAGCGAAGCGTACCCCCCACCGCGCTATCGAAAAAATCATTACCCACCCCCAAAAAGCAGCGGAATATGTAACTTATTATTACCAAGCGGACGGTATGCCGCAAACTAGGACAAAAAAACCGCACATCATATGATGCACGGTAATGAGATATACACTTCGGTAATCTCTACAACGCGGAAGTAACAAACAGGTTGATATGGGTATGTGGAAATTTCTCACAACCGATACACAAGGTATCAAACGCATCGGAGCCATCGGTACGCCCTTCAAGCCGGTCCTCCTCCGTTTCCGCCAGCTTCTCACCCCGTTTGTCCTTGCCCCCATTGTACACACCTGCCGTCTGGATGGATATCAGCAGATCTTCATTATTCTGCTCGTTAAAGAAAGGTATAAGATTCGCCTGTCCGGACAACATACGGTTGACCAGCAGATATTTCTCAATGTGACTCATAGGCTTGCCTATATACACTTCATCCACCTGCCAGCCACGCTTGCGGAACTCATGCGCAATAACCCACCTAAAATCCTGATCATTGACTGCATAATTGGAACCCAATGCCGTACTGTCATAGTAAAACACCACCTTCTTACGCTTGTGATGCCGGTAATAAGTACAAAAATCATCCACCAGTTCAGGCAACTTACGTTCGTACTTTACAAAGAAGGACTTGAGCACTCTCAGCTTGCGCCCCTGCGGCTGTCCTGCCACCAGCCAGTTGATATTCGCATTGTAATCGAAAGCTATGCAGATGGGCATTTGGGGC